GAGCAATCAAGAAAGCAAGTGATTTACGCTTTGTGAATTTACCTGATTTGTCTCTCGGTGAAATGCCTTTTCGCACTAACCACTTGTCAAATGCTTTCGGAGGAGGCATCTTGGATTTGTATGAGTACGGAGTATTGTACTTTTTATTCTTTCCTGATACACCTGCATCTTGAAAAACCCCGTAATCTTCCATTTCAAAGCTCATAGAAAACGAATTAGGCATCGCCTTAACGTTTCCCTTAATTGAGTTGTAAAGTTTCTTAGACGAGTTCTTTTTGCCGTTTGTTAAATTGCGCTTTGATACGCTAACAACGTGGTCACGGAATCTATTTAATACTTTTTGAACTTCGTCTTTTTGCATCACTCTCCTTTTAATGTCTTGAGTTCTTCAAATACGGCTAATAACTCAGCTTCCTTTTGAGCAATAAGCTCCTCTGCGGTTAGTTCGTCAACTTCTATAAACTCTACTCGGACTAAGCCATTATCATCGTATATCTCGTTTCTTACTTGTGGCATTGTTAAATTTTTAAGATGCGGTTATAAATACGGCTGGAACAGTTGATGTTAAAAAAATTAAACTCGGATATGTTGTGGGCGCACTACCAAAAGTTGCGCTACCGCTATACCCCGACACTTGCGAAACACCATTTGTTCTAATAAACATTAACGAACCTACACCTAATGCAGAAACACTATTTGTTGAATTTGAGTGAATAGTTAACCAATAAACATCTCCTTGATTAAATGTAAAAGAAGTAGTAGCCGTTTTAATACCACTTGTTGATAGGTCTAAATTTGCACTTTCATAAAGTTTTGTTGTGGGTATTCCGTTAACATCGGAATAAATTAAAATTCTGCCAAGTCCACCTGCCACAGCTGTACCAGCATTTATGTAAAGATTAGAGCAAGTAAATGTTTGAGCTGGTATGAAAGGTAGAGAAAGTAATCTATTAGCAATTAAAGCCGTACTATTTATTGTTGTTGCCGTAATTGCTGCGCTTATTTGTTGTCCAGTTGTTAATTTTAATAGTGCATGAATACCACTTGCACCACCGCTAATAGATAAATTACCACTACCTAAAACTGAGCTTCCGTTTATAGTTTTAATGTTTGTGCCACTAACCAAATCATCTTGCTTGGCATCTAACGCAGTTTGTAAATCAGTTTGGTCGGATAGCGTTCCTGTAATGTCTCCCCAAGAACTACCGCCACCTCTGTTGCTTACATCACCAATAGCACCCCATAAGTCTAACTCGTTTGAACTGATGTCGTAGTACGCATCATCCCATCTATACGCTTTGTTATCGCTTGCATCAATGTAAATGGTAGTTACGTTTCCTGTAGTTGGAAAGTCCGTCTTTTTATCGTGTACTGATTTCGTATAGTTAAACTTCTTTGCCATTAGCAGATAGTTACCGAGTTAGGAATCAATACGTCAAATGTCATAGTCCATCCTGCGAGGTTATTCTCAAATCTCTCAACGAATGGTTCACATAATGGATTGCCGTCAACTACAACGGTGCTATCCCATAGATTTCCGTGTAGCATTTGTGCATAGGCTCTATTGAGAATCTCTAACTGAGTGTTGAGTACATCTTGCTCATTCGTGTTTCCCTTGAATATATCCGTAGTAGCTTCCTTAGCTATGTTCACGATGTCCATTGCAATCAGGCTAACGTTGAATCTTACCACGTTGGTTTCGAACGATGCGTTGTTAATCATAACGTGTACAAGCGGAAAGATAGTCTGCTTGTTCAAATCCACCTCGAAGATATCTCCTTCGGTTACTGAGTTTACTAACACATCTCCGTTGAAATGATTGTAGAGTGCTTGGGTTATAGTGTAGAATCCTGTCATCGTCTTAGTTGTCTTTCAAATTGTCGTCTTTCAATTTCGTTTTTTTGCTTCTCGAAGGTGAGATAGGTAAGGCATTTAGTAAGTCTAAGTTTGGTAACCTCATCGAACTTAGTAACGTCTCCCTGAGCGAGTCCATATATTGACTGATACCATCCCCATCGCTTGGCAAATTGAGTTGTTTCGCTAAAGTCGCTGACAGGCTCTTGTCCTTCTTCAGGTTCTTCTCCAAATAGTTCAGGGTAGCCTTCAGTAACTCGCTTCCTAAATTGTAAAAAAAAACCGATGCTGCTATGCAAACATCAAGCGGAGCGAACTGCATCAGCTCTTGATGGTCTTTACTTGGTGTGTACTCGTGTACTTCGTATTTGTCTTTTTTTCGTGTTTTGATAGGGCGGTACATAACTGCCATAGCTTTGTGATAGCTTTCCCAATCCTGTAAATGATTCTCTAAATCTACATACTCACCGAAAGTAATCTCCTCTAAATTCGGAATGAACCCGAACTCAATATCTCCTATCTTAAACGTCTGCTTAAATTCAGGCTTTGCTGAGAATAGTTCCGAGAAATGAAGCACCATTTCGTTGAGTGATGTCATCTTAATCTTAGCAACATCAGCCAAACGGATACCGCAGAAAATCTCAATCATCTTTTGAGCAATGAACTCCTCATCGTTGCTACCTTTCTGCACGTTCAGGAAGTCCACATAGTGTTTAAGTGGGATTTCGTTGAGTGAGGTAGGTACTTTTACTTGGATTTCCATAATTAAATAAGTCTTTTAGTCGTTTTTGTATTCTTGAGCAAGCACATAAGAGTACGCTTGTGCTAACATTTGAGAGTGTTTACGCATACTGAACACATCGTTGAACACAATATGCACTTTCTTGCCAGTTCGTTTGTAGATATATTCCTCTACGATTGCTTTCATTTTAGGAAGCTCATCGGATTGCGTATTGTCCATAGTTTGAATTTAAGCCGAGACTTTCCATCTCGTGGTATCTAAGTGCATCAATAGCGTGGTCATTGCCTCCTGCAGGGTTATTTAGCCTTACTCCGTGTTTATCTACATCCCAACAATAGCTTCTCAGCTCCTTGATAAGGTTTGTACTCTGCTTGGTAACTAAATACTCCTGACGTTGCATCACATCAATCCCGTATTTAATCGAATCCTTGCCCTTTGTAACGCCTTTAATCGTCTTTCCGAACCTACGAATCTCATCAATAGATTTCGGCTCACTTGAATCAGCGTAGATAGTAACGCTTGACGGAAGTATCTTAGCAATGTCCGAGTTCAGCATACCAGTTCGGTAAGCAATTTCGTTTACGATTCGTTTTCCGTTCCAATTGTATACCTCTATCGCTGCCGTTGGGTCATTCGTGTAACCAAAGTCAAGTCCTATGCCTACCAATCGTGCATCATCAGGTAGCTTGTCAATCTCTTTCCAATTATCGAATATCACTCCTTCAAGCATACCCACCTCACCGAGACCATACACACGCCACCAATTTGCCCAATAGTTAGACGTAGCTGCTTTATCACGGTTCTTCTCTATTTGACGGACTATGCTCTCATCTAATGCCTCGTTGTCTTTGTAGGTAAGGATAATGAAATCTGCATCGGGTTCGTCTTTTAGTTCGGTGTGTACCCAAAACTCATTAGCAGGGTTAAAGTCAAGGTAAATCTCTTTTTTTGTACGGATGGAAAGCTCTAAGTAAGCATCAAAGGTTACGTTGTTACACTCGTTTATGTACAGGACATCTCTCCTTGCTCCTCGAAGTTTAGAAGCGTTATCAGCAGAGAAGAACTCCATAGTGCTTCCGTTAGCAAATTCGTATCTAAGTAGGGTAGCATTAAATCTATCCTCAACATACCTACCAGTCCAACGCATTATCTTTAGAAAGTCCTTTAGCGCACCTCTTCTCAAATGCGGAATGGTCTCAGCAACTACTGAAACCTCTAAGCCTTTTTCACGGGCGCACTTGTCTATCAGCACAGGCAGGATTCCAAACGTCTTTCCTGCTGATGTACCGCCTTGAATTATCTTAACTCTCTTTTCGAGGTTATAGATTTTCCGTATTGCAGTTGTTACCTGAAACATTAAAGTTGAATAGCGGTTGTTCGGTTACGATGGTGTTCTCAGTTTTCTCAGTTAGTCCGTTTAAACGTGCGGTCAAGTTCGCATTGTACTGT